ATTCACCTGAAGAAAGAAATTTCTCGGATGGCTAAGACAGTTCTGTTTGACCAGAACGTGGCAGCAACATGGGCTCGTTTTACAAGTAAGGCTAACCCTTTCTTGGCGTCGGTTAAGGCTCGATTCGGTTTGACTGAATACAAGATTATTCTTGATGAGACTACAACGACACCAGATTTGATTGATAGAAATATCATGTATGCAAAGATTCTTCTCAAGCCTGCAAAGGCTATCGAGTACATTGCGATTGACTTCGTGATTACCGACAGCGGAGCGTCTTTCGACGACTAAAGAATAAAATGGTAACGGGGGAGAAATTCTCTCCCCCGAAACTATTTAAAAATAGATAAGACAAAAAGCTTGCTACATGCAAGCAACATTTAAGGGAGAAATTAAAAAATGAGTTTTTGGTCAGATGCTTCAGCGGGACGACGTGACCCGAAGAGACAGTTTAGATGGATTTTGACAAACAACAATATTCCAGTGTATACTTTGAAAAAGGTTGCAAAGCCCAGCTTTACTGTTCAAGAATCCACGCACAAATATATTAACCACACCTTTTACTACCCCGGTCGGGTAGAGTGGAACACAATCGCAATGACGTTGGCAGACCCAGTTGACCCAGATGGGGCAGCTACTATGGTCAACATCATCAAGACTGGCGGGTATTCACCTGCTATCTCCGAGACGATGACAAGTACAATGTCTAAGTCTAAGGCGACCAATGCTCTTGGCGAAGTCAAGATTCAGCAGATTGACTCGGACGGAAACCCTATTGAAACTTGGATTCTCTGGAATGCTTGGATTAAGGATGTGAAGTTTGGTGACCTCGACTATGATGGTGACGACCTTACCGATATCGAAATTGAACTTCGTTACGATTGGGCTTATCTTGAGACGGCAGAGGACGGACATAACGGTGCTACTAACAAGTACTGGGACCCGGGCTCAGTTTAGGGTACAGGCGATAAAACCGAAAAAAAACTTAACAATGACTATTTATTGATGTATAGTGTTAATGCATTGTTACACTCACAAACAAAGAAACGAGGTGATTGATGAGTAGAAATGAAGACCGTCTAGGAGGGGGGAGTAAGAACATTAACACCCCCTCCACGGCATCCACAACAGCAGCGGCAAAGCCCGTTGCATCTAATTCTCCCACTCCATTAGAATTTGTTAGACCGACTTCCTTAGTCTCTCTTCCGTCTGGTGGTAGGTTTTACCCAGAGGGTCACCCCCTTTGTGGAGTTGGAGAGATTGAAGTAAGACACATGACAACGGCTGAAGAAGATATTCTTACCAGTCGTGTTTTACTTAAAAAGGGCGTAGCTATTGACAAGTTTTTGGAGAAGCTAATTCAGGTTCCTGTTCACCCCAACGATTTACTCTTGGGCGACAAATCTGCGTTAATTATCCAGACTCGTATTGATGGCTATGGCTCAGAGTATACGACACAGGTGGCTTGCCCAGCTTGTCAGGCTCGCATCAAGCATACATTTGACTTGGGCGAGTATCAGTTGGTAGAAGGCGCAGGCGTCGATGAAATTGAAGGCGTAAGCACCACCGATAGAAATACATTTATTATTTCATTGGAGAATGGTTGGGAAGTTGAAGTTCGGGCTCTTAACGGGCACGATGAGAAGCAGATGACCAAGGCGATGAACCAACGACAAAAGGCGGGGCTCGGTGAGTCTGGCATTCAAGAGCAATTGCGTAAGATGATTGTTTCTATCTCGGGTCACACCGATGCAGGGACGATTAACAAGGCGATTCAGCATATGACTGGTAAGCAGTCTCGTAAAATTCGTGATACCTATAGTAAGATTATTCCTAATATCGACCTTAAGCAAGAAATCACATGTCATGAGTGTCTGAACACGTCTGAAATGGAGGTTCCGCTTACGTCGGACTTTTTTTGGCCTAAGCAGTGATTATATGAAGAACGTCTATGAGGTGTTCTTCTTTTTAAAATATTATGGTGGATGGAGTTTCTTTGAAGCTTATAATTTACCAGTTGGGTTAAGAAAGTGGTTTGCGGATAGACTCGCTGAACAGTTGAAGAAAGAATCGGAAGCGATGAACGGAAAGGGTGGTGGAAAAACGCCTTCCAGACCGTCGATGCCATCCAAGCCTTCAATGTCCAAGCCGTCGATGCCCTCGATGCCAAGGAGATAATAAAAATATCGAATTTTTAAGGACCGAGGCATCGCCTCGGTCTTTTTTTTTGTAAATTAACTTTGCTAGTTTTAGCTTTAGTTCATTCTGCTCCATAGTTAATTTATGGGAGGTAGATATGAATGCGGTTAAAAACTATAATGTGCGTTCTATTTGCCGCTATCATGGCAATGGGGTGTTCATCTGATTATGCTGTAATCGGCGGTAATAAAACGGTAGAAGTAGAGGTAGAAGTACCTGTATATATTGAAGTGGAGGTTCCTGAAGACCCCGGGGAAATCTGGGTGGACTCCTTCATTCAGCCCCAAAGCGTAGACGGTGTGGACATTTTATGGGTCATTGACACATCGGGCTCAATGTTTAGATACGAACCTCAATTGCTGGCTGGCATTGAGGCGATGCTGGCGGCTTTACCACCTTCGGGGTGGAGGCTCGCCATGATAAGCAATGACCCGACAAAAGCCGCTGTGGAGGCGCAATTCCCCCTTGTACCGGGAGATGACGCACTGGATGCATTGGCGATGTACAATGCGATGGGTAACGGGGGTCGAGAGGAAGGGTTTGATGCTGCGTATGAATATATTATAAACAATTCGTATGCACAGACATGGATGCGACCCGATGCAGCGTTGCTGGTTGTGATGGTTTCCGACGAGGAAGAACAGTCTGACGCTCATTTCCCAGATATCGATGATTTTAAAACTTGGTATGGGAATCAGAGAAATGGCTCGGCATTTTTGTCGAGTATTGTAAATGTTGCACAGGTAGATTCTGTTTGCAGTACACCGCCTAGCCCAATTAATATTGGAGATAGGTATATGGAAGCCACAAACCACTTTAGTGGGGTGGTGGTCGATATCTGTTCGGAAGATTGGACACCCGGTGTTTCAGATGCCTCCAATCAGGTCGAGCCATACGAATCGATTACGTTGACTCATGAGCCAATTGAAGATTCGATTCGGGTGTTCGTGGATGGAGCATTATTTTATGGCTGGACCTACTTATCGAGCGACAATACAATATACTTTTCCACGATTCCAACAGGCAACTCGTTGGTTGAGGTTGGGTATAGATATTACGAAGTCGGAGACACGGGCTTGGTGGATACTGGTGCTTAAGAGAGGAATAATGCTGGAGAGAATGGACAAATGGGCAAATACAGGGTTTCAAAAGAAAAGCTGGCTCTCTTGCGTAAGAATCTTGCAGAACGGGAGCGAAAGCTAAGAGAGTTCCAGAGGCTACAAGAGCGTCAAGCGTTAACAAAAAAAATAATTTTGTTCGCTGCTCTTGCCCCACTGGTGCTTGCTGTCGCTTATTATTTATATTGAAAAGGAGGAAAAGTGTTATGACAAATAAAGAAAAAATTATAAACTTTGTCAAAGAGGTGTTTGGGGCTCGCTTTGAAACGGAAGCTGAGTTGGAGAAATTTGCCGAACAGTTGCTTGAGAATGCAAATAGGGTTGATGAGGCTATCGAAAGACCAAGGGGTCGAATCTGGAAAAAAGAAGAAATCGAAGAGATGGGCATCGAGGTCACCCCTGTTAAATGGAAGAAGTTGGATTGACTGCACACCATTAGTAGACAAAATCACTCATTAAACTATTTATAATATACCATGTTGTAGCTGCAACGAAAAACGGAGATATTGTCATGAATGAGCAAGAGCGAGAAAATGAAGAAATGGTCATCGACCTTGGGGCTGCGAGACGGGGAGAGTTGAACGAACTTTTCCTTCGTGGTTTTGGAAAGGCTGTCCAATGGTTGATGGGTGCGATGTTCGGAAGAAACACGTCAATCCCAGTTAAAATTAAGGGCAGTAGACAAGAGGTTGATTCTTTTGCTCGCACAATGGGTAAAGAAAAGAGATATATGAAGACCGCTGCCAAGCACGGCTTGAACAATCCAAAGACTTACAAGGACAAGTACGCTCTGAGAAAAGCAGCCGCAGACTTTAAGAAGACGACGGGGATTGACTGGCCATTTAAGGGCTAATTTATCACGACTGATAACGGAGAATTAGTTTAATGGCAGACGGACCAAAGGTATCACCAGAACAGTTAGCGATTATGGACCAGCTTAACCAAAAGCTGGCAAACGCTGAAATTACTGCTCAAGAATATGCCGCTGCTGTTAAAGAGGGTGGTCTTGAGATGGCTCATCAGGTGAGCATTCTCGACCAGAAAATTGCCAAGGCGCAAATTTTATTAGACAAATATAGAGAGATGAACGCCAACCTTGAGGCGCAAGCTGTTCTCTCACAATCGATTGCCGACGCCCAAGACCAAGTAAATCAAAAGATGAGCGAAGGTTCAGCCAAGTCTGCTGAACAGGTCAAGTTGGAGGACGAAAAGAAGGCTAGGATTAAGGCTCGGAAAGCCGAAGAGGAAAAAATTAAAAAACTCTTGGACGGTCAGAACATCTGGGGTGCTGGATTTTTAAAAACCTTGGGTGAAATCCAGATGGGCGCTGTCCAAACAGGCGACGTTCTAAAAAGCTGGGCTGATAGTATTGGGGAAGGGCTCTTTGATGACTTTGTAGGCGGGATGGCTACAGTCCTAACTCAAGCCGATTCCATGCAAGCCAATTTTAATGCTTTGACCGGGCAAGCGGGGGCAATGAATGATACCATTCTGAATGCCCACCGTGGTATGGGTTCCATGGGCGTCTCGATGGAGAACGCTGGAGCCGCAGCATCTTCCTTGTATACAGATTTTAATCAATTCTCCACCATGAATTCACAGATGCAGACGGAGATGATTCAGACAGGTGCCAGCCTGAGCCGACTCGGTGTGGATGCTGGTACATTTTCTAAGAACATGGATTTGGCAACAAATTCTTTTGGGTTGGGCGCACAAGAGGCAAATGCCCTTCAAGATGACTTGGCAAAGACTGCAATGCAGATTGGCGTTCCACCTGCAAAACTGGCACAAGAGTTTGGAAAGGCTGCACCACAATTGTCCGCTTACGGCAAGCAGGGTATTGAAGTCTTCAAGAATATGGCTATGTCATCGAAAGCTTTGGGAATCGAAATGGACTCCTTGCTTAACTTGACCAGCCAGTTCGACACATTTGAGGGTGCCGCAACCGCCGCTGGTAATTTGAATTCTATTCTTGGCGGCGATTTATTAAATTCCATGGATATGCTCAATGCAACCGATGACGAAAGAATTAGAATGATTCTTCAAGCAACAGACGCATCTGGTAAACAGTGGGAGACGATGGGCAAGTTTGAAAGAATGGCAGTGGCGAATGCTGCTGGTATCACGGACATGAACGAGGCAAATAAATTATTTGGCAAGGGATTGGCAGGATACGATGAAGCAATTGCAAAGCAAGAAGCAAACAAGGTATCGGAAGAAGAGTTGGCTGCGGCGAAGGCTGCTGCTATCAGCATTACAGACAAAGCCACAATGATGATGCAGCAGATGGCTGTTGCGATTGGTCCTCTGATTTCTGCGATTCACTTTGTTCTTGATGCGGTTCTTGCGCTCAACGATGCTTTCGGCGGGTATTTAATTCCTGTCATCATGGGCGGCATCGCTGCGTTCTATGCGGTTCACAAGGTTATGCAAACCATTGCCACCGCCACAGAAATTATGACCACAGTTAAAAAGATTGCTGCTGGTGCGAGCATAACCGAGGCAGCGGCTGAACATGCTAATGCAGCGGCAAAAACAGGTAGTGCTGTTGCCACTGGCACAAACACAGCGGCAGAACAGGTCAACACAGTGGGGAAGGGTGCAAATACCGCTGCCACCAACATGGGAATAATGGCTACTTTGCGTTCAGGCGCTGCAACGGCTGGAGCCACAGTGAAGACTTGGGCTCTGACTGCCGCAGAGAAAGCGCAGGCGTTGGGTAAGTTTTTGCTCGCCAAAGCCTCTGCGCTGCTTGCCTTTGTCTTTGGTGGTCAGTCCGCTGCACAGGCGGGTGTTGCAAGCACCGCAGCCCCAGCCGCAGCAGGAACAGCAGGCATGGGTGCAGCGTCAGCAGGCGCAGCAGCACCAGTGATGGCTCTGGGTGTAGGCGTCGGGCTCTTAGCTTTGGGCTTCGGCTTATTGGCGATTGCAGTTGCTGCGATTGTTTGGGCGTTTGTTTATCTTATTAGTTTATTTATGGAGGCACCGATGGCTGCTGTACAAGCGGCTGGTGCTCTTGTGGTCTTCGGCGTTGCAGTGGCGTTCTTGGCAGTTGTTTTTGCGATGCTTGCCCCGATAGCACCAATGGCAATGGCTGCGATGATTATGTTGGGCATCGGAATGATGTTTATGGCACCACCCATGCTGCTTATGTCAGTCTCGTTGTGGATATTCGCAGCAGCCCTCTCTACTTTGGATGTCGGGGCAATGATGACTCTAGCGGCGGTCCTGGCGTGCTTTGCTATGTCGCTACTCTTTGCAGCCCCAGCCATGATTCTGGCAGGTACTCTATTTGCCCCAGCCGCACTGCTGATTGGGTTTGGTTTGGCTCTGTTGGGGCTTGGCGTGATGTTGCTCGTTGGTTATGCGGCTTCTTTGCCCACCCTCGGCGCAGGATTGGCTGTCTTTGCTGCGGGCTTGTTGATGGCAGTTTTCCCGATGGCTATTGCGGCAGCATTCTTTGCGCCATCTGCATTGTTGGTTGGGCTTGGGTTGTTCTTGCTGGGGCTGGGAATTAAAGGAATTGTCAAGTATAGGAGAAGCATGAAGACTCTCGGCGCAGGGTTGATTGAGTTTGCTTGGTCGTTGCTTGCTGCCACACCAGCCCTATATCTCGCTGGTACTACTTTTATGATTGCATCTATTCCAATTATGATTGGTGGTATGCTGATGGGCTTGGGCTTGAAGGTTCTGTCTATCGGAATTAACGCTATGGCTGGGCTTGAAGGTACGATGATGACAATCGCTCTTGCGCTTCCTATTTTCGCCGTGGCGATGGCAGCGGCTTCTATTCCGCTTCTCATTGCAGGTATTTTAATGATGATTGCTGGTGGTCCATTTATGATTGGTGCCATTATGATTGGTATTGGTCTAATGTTCTTGGCTTTTGCAGCACCACACTTTACTGCACTATTATTGTTACCAGTCGTTGCCCTTGCACTCTCAGCCGCAGCCATGCCGCTGTTCTGGGCTGGTATCGCTCTTGGGATTGCAGGCGGTCCCTTCATGACTGGTGCGATGATGGTTGGAATTGGTTTAATGTTCCTTGCTGTATCCGCTCCCTTCTTCCCGCAAATGTTAATGATTGCGCCAGTCGCTGCGGCACTTGCTCTTGCGGCACCGATGTTGGCAATCGCAGGTATTGGCATGGCTATTGCTGGACCGGGTTTTATTATTGGTGCTATCCTTATCGCAATTGGTATGGCAATTCTTGCAGGTCCGCTGATGCAGTTTGCTCAAGCGATTGCAGTCCTTGGACCATTTATTCCAGCTTTGGGAGCATTGGCAATGGGCTTGATTATGCTTGGGTTTGCATTACCGATATTTGGCTTCGGCTTGTTGATGCTTGGTATCGTCGCATCCTTGCCCTTCTTTGATACTGGTCTTGATGTACTTTCCAAGGCTCTTTATATGTTTGCAGACGCTATGTCTGGCATCCCCACCGAAAAAGCGGTTGCGCTTGGTCAAATTTTCCAAGGCTTGGGCGGCTTGACGGACATGGATGGCGTTGGGTCTGCGTTGATAGACTTTTCTTATGGTGTAATGTTCTTGGGCTATGCTCTCGGTTTCATGCCTGATGGACCAACATTGCAGGCGATGGCAGATGGTCTTAAGATGTTTGCTGAGACGGGCGCAAAGCACGTTCTACCCGTCTCAATTGCCCTCTATGCTGCCGCCCCATATCTGTTGGCAGCAGCATTCTTGTTGGCTCCAGCGGCATTCTGGCTCTTGATGGCAGGACCACCCCTTGCGGTGGCTATGTTCTGGATTGCGATGGCATTTACATTTATTGGTGTTGCTCCAGCGAAGGCTGGAATGAAGACTGTCGCAGACCACTTCTTGACAGCGGCAATTGGATTGTTCTTTGGGGCTCCATTATTATACTTTGCGTCGATTTGGCTTTTCTTCGCAGGACCAATGTTTTTCTGGGGTGCCCTCTTTATTGCGATGGGTATGGCGATGTTGAATGGTCCATTGTTGGAATTTGCAATGGTGCTGATGATGATGGCACCGATTTTACCGCTATTGCCAGCGATTGCATACGGTTTGTTTCTGTTGGGTCTTGCCTTGCCAGTGCTTGGGTTTGGATTATTTATGCTGGGTCTTTTTGCCTCGATGCCATTCTTTAAGACGGGGCTGAACACGTTAGCTACCGCACTTTATAT